GGAGACATACCTACACAGAGCATGAACTTCTCAAACAGTTTGAAATACTGTTTGGCATTGAGATCAGCAGCAGGTGCAGTGATAAGATAATGCTCTTCAGGGATAAAGTCATCATCACCAATAGTAGAACCAAACCCACCATAAGAGTGAGTATAAGTAGCATCAAACTTGAATTGAACTTCTGCTTCGTATGTCATTTGTGTGGAAAGAAAACGGAGAGGATAAAAAGAAAGATGCCAAAACTACAGAATAGAATTAGCATCAATAGTTGAAGTGTTGTTGCCTGATTAACAGGCACCTGACATAGGATTGACATTCTTGACTTCAGTATTGAAACCAGTTACATCATAATCATAACCATTGATGCGTGAATCAACTTCACGCTCAAAGTCACGCTTGGTGATACATTTGGTGCTCACAGTAGCAATACCCTTAAACTTGACAACTTTAAACATAAACTTAGTGCTATTCTTGATGGGATAGAAGTCAACAACCATGTTGCCGCCTTTAGCAGTGAGTTGCATTTGATCCGTTTTTGAGTATGCTTTAGTATTGCACGGATTCAGGCGATCCGCAAGTGGGTGTGTGCCAGTTCTCAGACCGTCACACGAAACTTCTGGTTGTTAAAGTTTGCACGGGAGAATTGGGTGCGATTGATTAACTTGAAAGACCCATACGAGTTAGTAACAACAAACCCCTCGTGATTAGCAGATTTGGTGTTGATGAAGCACTGACACATCTCATTGGGAAGATAACGATCAGTGACAGCATCTTTCATCCGAACGATGAGATTGTAGAGGGCAAAGAAACGCCAGTCAATGTCAGTCTCATCAGAAAGTTCAAACGGATCGAGTTGCTTACCCTTGCGGATGTAGTCGTTAATCAACTTCTTAACATTTGCCTTTGCAGTTTTAGTCTTGAACTCAGGGAACTCAATGTCATTGATAAGATCATATGCGTGACCTTTGTAGACACCCAGAGAGGTCAATACCACACCCAAGTCAGTCACATTGACGGAGGGAAAGTAGCAATAATCGCTGGCAAACTTGCCATTGAAAGGTTCTGCTGAGAGGTCAGCAATCGTGTCTCCACGATAACGAGTATGGAGTGCAATTACCAGTTGCTCGCTGATAGCAACGGGAAACCGATAAGTGATAGTATTAGGAGTGAAATCCCGCTTCCCATCAGCAATACCAATATAGTCTCCTTGATAGATACCATCAACCTGAGGAAGATAGAGCAGGCAAAGAGTAAGAATCTCACGAACATTCTCAGATTCGTGATTGTTATGAATATCTTCTACAGTATAGTTGAGTTTAGGAGTTTTCTTGTTGAATACACTTTTAGTGCCAACAAAGAACTTTCCGTTCTCAGGATTCGTGCCAAATACGATGGCAGGAGAACCATCCCACTTGAGAGAAACTTTGTTTCCAATGTCACCTTCTTGAGTGAACATCAGGAAATCAATAACATTCAGAGCAGCATCTTTGCCGTCGAGAATGTTATCTTCGGGGTGTTCGATGTGAGTGTTTTTCATACTGTTAGTATTGCACGGATCTGAGCAAAAGTCAACCCCCAGTGGACGGTTTGCGCTTTGGCACAACCAGTTCCTCCATAATTATCTGCTTGGGCAGAAAGTTCCAGCAATAGTAACTAGAACTGAAGGTGATCTTACTGTTGTCCCTACCATCAGGATTGATAAACTTCATCCGCTTATCAAACATCAGCAGTTGCAAATCCTTGTCCTTAAACACCTGCTTCGGTGCTGCATCATTCAACCAAGTGTTACTCATAATGAGTGCAAATGGTTTGCCAAATGATAATGCTCGCTCGAAGAACTTACGCTTGTCTGTGAATGGTGGATTGGAAACAATCACGTCCCAATTACACTCTGGTTCATATGTGAAGAAGTCATTCCCATACTTAATGTGTGAATAGACAACCTCATTTTGTTTGGAAATCTGCTTGACAAACTCACTATCAGGTGTGTCAAATGGACACCAGACAGTAGCATCTTTGGGGATGTATTTGAGGATAGGAGTTACACCGTAGTCGGGTGTATAGCACTCGTCATTGTTACCTGCCGAGTACATCAGTTTGCCACTATCAATAGTCATAGATTCAGAGAACGCGAGTGCCGAATTGGTGGATTTCTTTCTTGGTAATGTTACCAGACAGGCGAGGATCTTTGTGGTTGCCGTTGATCTTACGCTCCCAGTCTTTCTTCAACTTAGGGAGGAGAATAGCAAGCACAGTGTCACCATCAAGTTTCCACACTTCTTCTACCTTACCACCATCATATCGTGCGATATAGTGGTTAGCATACTTGCCCAGTTTATCTTCAATCAAATAGCGTTCTTGCTCCTCCCAGGTATCCTGAACGCTGATACCATTGTAGGTGCCGTTGATGCTATTAGCAATCGTAGATTTATACTCACACTCACCATCACCATCAATAGCATCAGCACCAGAGTAGGTTTCTGCTACTTTATGACCCAACAATCCTGCCAAGTGAATCTCACGGGAGCGAGCATAACTGAAAGGATCTCCCCAACCATTCTCTTGGCAGAGATCATACATCTGCTCAAACAGTTCTTGAAACTTTTGTTCGGGAGTCATAGTTGTTCTTTAACTCTTTTAGTATTGCACAGAATCAGGAGATGCACAAGGGGGTGTGTGCCACTTCAGCGTTTGACCACTGAGATGGCAGGTTCGCCCTGATTGAAGACAGTATCAACAACTGCCTGAACTTTGCGAGAGGTAGTGATACCAACCTTGTCATAGACGGGCACACAGACTAGACCAAAGGTCTTAGACTTGTCACCCAGACGAATCACACGACCGATAGTTTGAGAGATCTCGATGTAATCCATCGGACGCAACATCATCACTGCCTCTAGACCGCTGACGTTGATTCCTTCAGACAGAATAGAGTGATGGATGCAAACAAACTTCTTGCTGCTATCCTTACCCCAGGCATTGAGAGTGTCAAAGAACACCTCACGATTGACCTTCTGACCGTCAATAACTGCACCAGTCTTGGATGTAATCATCATCCAAGAATAACCACGCTCAGAGAGTTGATTGCAGAAGTCAGTTTCTGACACCAACCCGATGATTTGCTTGGTGGTGCGAGCACAGACCAGAACTTTGCCGACCTGCTGGTCATCAATAGATTCCAGCAGATTGTTAGCATCACGGTCAAAGATCATCTGACGACCCTGTACCATCTCCAGTTGCTTGACTACAACTTTAGGAGGGAGAATGTAACCGCCTTCGACAAGTTCAGGAGCAGGAACTTGCACCAGAACCTGACCATAAACTGCGGACAGATTCATCCCAGGTTTTGAGATAGTGGCAGAATGTTTCGGAGTTGCAGTAAAAAAGTAGCAACGACGAGCAGTGTTACTGAAATGCTCAGTAGCAGGAAAAAAGTTACGTTTGACGGAATTGTGTGCTTCATCGAAGTAGATCACATCAGGAACAATTCCTGCCTGCTGAACACGCTCAAGGGAATTGTAGGTGGTGAAGATAATGCAGGACTCACCTGCTGCCCGTGCAGTGTTGTTGAACAGTGCAATCAGGTTGGGTTTAGTGCTGCTGAAGTGATGAGTTTCACCACTGTGAACGTGCATAACGTGTGCATCAGTGATAAACTCAAGGAACTCAGAAGAGAGTTGCTCAGCAAGCAGAATACGGGGAGCAACTACAACAACCGTTTGAGATCCTTGCTCAAGTTGACGCATTGCATCCATAATCATACAGAGAGTCTTACCACCACCTGTAGGAATGATGACTTGACCTTTATCATACTGCGTCAGACGGTTGATAACACGTTCTTGATGGGGGCGCAGTTGCATTAACGTATTGATTGATTATGATTAAGTATTGCACAAAAAAAGTCCCCTGTCAAGGGGACTGTGACACTAACCTGACTGGCACATCAGGTGATCTCTTGAATATCACTAAACTCTCCATCTTTGATGGATTGAATAAAGTTTGGCAGAAGTTCTGGTGAGATATCTTCTACAAACCTCAGGAATAGATCCTCATCTTCAAAGAAATCCTCGTGGAAATCATCGTCTTTGATTTGCTTTAACTCTTCAAGATTTTGCTCAATAGACTTAGAGTTGACATACGATTGAACAAATCGAGTAATGAAATCATCAAGAATTACAGGTGAGTGGTGCATCTGAATCTTGAGAGTTTCGTACATCTTTGCACGAACAGGATCAGACTTAAGAAAGTCTGGCAACGTGTAAGTGTCAGTGTCCCAATCAATCTTGCCTGCCTTGAGTGCTTCTTCTCTGGCAAATTGTGCGTCTAGTTCTTCTTCAGACAATGAAATCAATTCATCATCCTTAAGAGGAACTTGGTCGATGGTTACATACTCATTCTCTCTGTAACCTTCATATGGATCATACTCTTCTTCGTATGACGGATCATCTAACTTAGGATCGTATTCTTGACTCATTTTACTTCACTCTCTTCTTGAACTACTTCGCTAGTGACATCAACATCAACATCCGACGCAGCGACTTCATTAGCAGCATCAATCGCATCGTGCATCCTCTGATCCAGTTCGTCGATTTCATCGTCAGTAACTGCAACAAAAGGAATCTGACAGATCTCACACAACTCTTTCAGAGTGTCGTTGTCATAGATCTGTGCAATCTCTTTGCGGAGATCATCTGCTGTGTCTCCAACAAAACTATCAAGAAGCATATCATATGCAAACTTGTATAGTTCATCTTGATCCATAGTTTCCAAAACTTTAACAGCATAAGCGCCGCTAAGTTTTGCAAACTGTTCATCAGTGTAAGTCATTGGTATCCAATCGTGATGTTAAAACATTGTAACTTATGTATGTGACAAAACCTTCCAGTTGTTATCACTCTGTTCGGTAATCCAGAAAAAGTATTTGCCATTGAATGAACGGACAAACATTCTATTTTGTCCGAATGATTCCTGTGTATGTTCTACCACACAAACAGCAATCTTGTCCATCTCATTGGCAAATCTGTTTTTTGCTTTTCTGGAGATGGGTTCAACTTCGATAAGCATAACAGCAATCTTACTTCTT